ACTTCACGGAAGTTCTCCTTGAAGATGAAGCGCCACTTGGGTGCGTCTCCAAAGAACTCCGCTGGGTTGGTCTCCATGCGAGCGAGGATTGCGTTTATGCCTGATGAGTAAGTTGCCATTTCATTTCTCCTTAGTTACGTTTTTAGCCATCTCGATGTGCAGTTCGAGGTCAGCTAGGTTGCTTTCGTTGATGATTAGCGCGACGCCACCGCAGTTGGTTATCTGCTTGATGTGCTTGTCTTGTAGTGCTGTTGTGGTGCCCTTGCCCGCTTTGGCTTCGATTGCGATAAAGTAACCGCATACACAGCAAAGGAAGTCGGGAACACCTGAGTTACCGTAGCCGCTGCCCACAGGCATAGCGTAGTAGATGTTGTTGTCGGTGAGAATTGCCTTGATCTTTTTCTTGACCTTGGCTTCGGGTGTGTCTGCCATCAAACCCACTCCACGTAGGTGTTACCCTTGTGCTGAAGTATCGCTAGTCTGTATGCGGGTACGGTCTTTGTATCCTCCCCGTGGCAGGACTCGCACAGAAACTCAATGATTAACCCCCGTCGCCGTGAGCTGGGGTTGCACGTATCGGCAGAGGGGAACTGTGTGGCCTCTACTGAGTGAGCGTTTTGGGCTATGACCGTTGTAATCTCAGCGTCTTCAGCCCGCTCGAATATGGTTGTGTCTCGCTGGTGTAAGTAGGGTTCACTACACCGAGGGCAGTGCAGTACCCCGCTATCGTCCACGTAAGCCTCTTGCATTCCAAATGTCATCTAATCACTCCTGTTGTTTATGGAGTGACTCTAACACAGGATTTGACTTTGTACAAGTACAGACGTAAAAAAGCCGCCCGAAGGCGGCTAGTGTTTACCCTAACAATGTTAGGCTTTAGAAGCAGGTGGTAGTGCAGTTGTTGCCATTGCAGCAGGTTGTGCACGTAACGTACTTGCCGTTGTAATACATAGTGTTCGTAGAGCAAGCTGCCCAAGTAGCTGTTGCAGCACAAGCAAGGTAGAGGCCGATAAAAAGTGTTTTCATGTTAGTTCCTTGGTGGATTAAGATTCTTTGGACAGTCGGTTAGCGTACCACGCTAGCTTACCCGCATCCTGCACGGCGTTGTCCTTGTGCCCTGCACGGCTTGCGTACTTGAGCACGTTGCCCTTGAGGTAGCCACGGAACTCCTCCGGCGTGAGCTTAGCCTTGATGAAGTCGATGGTCTCGATGCCCCCCACCTTGTAGTGCTCGGGGTGATTCACGTTGTCCACTGGGTCGAGCAGAACGATAGGCATAGCAGCGGCACCCGAGTCAGTCACGACCACGATCGGGTTTGTTTTCTTTGCCATGCGTATACGCTTGGCACGCAGTCGGTCGTACTGCTTTAGGGAGTACACGTTCTCACGCTTGACGCCCAGAGCTTTAACAACCTCATCGGGTTTGGCTTTGGGGTTCTCACGTAGGTATGCACGGATACGACTTGCGATTGTGTTTTTCGAGCTTATGGTCATTTCATTTCTTTCAGTTGGTTGTTGGCGTACTCAGTAAGAATTTCTCTAATCTTGGCTTGCTTTGTATACGCGAAGTGGGTGTCGAAATACTCCACCACCTCCCTCGGTAGACGCAAGCTCGTGCCGACCAACGTAGGCTTCTTACCGGGGCCTCGGGTCATGCGTTTCTTGGGTAGCTTTAATTCCTCAATGCCTGTGGTCATTTGCTGTTCTCCCACATGGCTTTGCGTAGTTGCGCCATTGCATCTTTCAGGTCGCGCTGGTACTGCTCGATGGCTTCCTGCTGCTGCTGCATCTTTGCGTAGGCATCGTTGGCGAACTTGGCGAGGTTCTCGTTAGTCCATGTGGCGAAGTTAGGTGTGTCTTTCATAGTACTACTTTCAAAATAGGGGATTGCTCCCGAGGACGTACGCACCGTGCGTACTGGATAAAGGAAGTCGGCGTGTCCACGAACACGCGGTTCTTGAGCGTGTCTCTTGTGTGGAACATCTCGGGGTACATATCTTTAAGCGTCTCGATGTACTCCTCTAGTTTTATGTTAGGTGTAGCAGAGTAGTTCTTGTCTGGCGGTACTTTGCTTAGGTCGCGCAAGTATTGGCGCTGTGTCTCGTTGAACGGGGACACACAATCATTGATGAGCCTTTCAGCAGCTGTCATATCGGTTCCTTAGTTATGGTTTAGGGCAGTTCTCGGGGGGCACAACTACGCACCAAACGGCGCGGTAGTATCTCTGGCGACCAGTGGTTGTCCACCGATCAATGTAGGCATCAGGCATAGCTTTCAGAGACCGCAATACTGAGTTCTCAGGTGCCCCAGTAAGGTCGGCCATCTGGGCAACAGTCAGCCCATCGGCATCACCCCGCAGCAGAATCCGCAGGGCAAGCACGTTTGACTTTCTCATGTGGCTCCTTTAAGCGAACCCCAATCGTCGTACAACCCACATGCTGTAACAACGGCGTGGTCTTTCTTGCTGTATGCCGGATACCAAAACCAGCAAGTGCTTACCTCTACGCTCCGGCACAGGTTGCCGTAGTCGTCTGTAAAAAACCAAACTTTTCTCATTTGTAGCCCTCGGCCTTCATGAACCTCTCCATGACCTCGGTCTGAAACTTTGCTTGCTTCGCAGCGGATTCCCAGAATTCAATGAGGGCGTAGTGGTTTATGAGCCATGCGAACTTGCGTATCTCAGGTGTCAGGGTTAGCCCAGCTTCCTTGGCTATTGCGTCAACGTCTTTCATTTCATATCCTCCTTATCCATGTTTCGTTTAGGTAGCGGCAACCAGCCAAGGCACCAATTGTCATTCCAGAACCCCGGAATACAAACTCCTCCTCTAGTAAGCAGAAGGACTTTGGTTGTGGGCGGTGCCTTGCGGTCACCTGCATGGGGGTACAAAAACTCGTGCCCCTCGGCGAGATAGCGTTGATCTGTCATCGTGCGTCCTTTAGATATAGGTGCTTGCCTTTACCTGCCCAGCGAGTTCCGGGCAGCGGCTTTACTTTTCTCATGCTCTGACGCACTCGATGTCCACACATCCACCAAAATAACTTGCGGAATTTACGTCGCTTCATGATTATTTTTGCCCTTCAAAGTTTTCAATGTGTGTCTGCAAGTCAACGATGCGGGCTGTTTGGCGTGTCAACATTACTTCCAACCCCTCAATACGTTTTGCCATGCGTTGCATCTCCTCAACCAGCACGGCTTCGGTGTTGTAGTCGGGTTTGAATTGGTTAGCCGCTTTGATTCCGCGATTTAAGCACCATGCAATCACATTTTCGTCAGTCCACTCGTTTTGCGGCGGTTTGTACGAAGCTCTCCAACTTTTTACTTCTGCCAACGCTTCTTCAAAGTTATACGGTAGTCGTGAAAATGCCATGTATCACTCCTTAATGCTGTCTTCTGACACTGCCCCACAAGCCTCGCGCTCGTCAGCACGGATAAGGTCGGCGAAGGTTTGCAGGTCTTCCTCGCTGAAATGTACAGACGATGCTAGGTTCCAGTCGCCATGTTCCCAATACGCTCCGGCCTCTGCTGCAAGCTCAATGTTTCGTTTGTTCATTTTGCATTCCTCTGTTGTTCTGCCGCAAGCTCGTCACGTACCTTGAGGTACATGGCTTTGTAGTCTTTGCAATGCGGGCACTCGCGCCCGATACCATCCAAGTAGCCGCGTTGGTATGCGGATTCAGGGTCAGTTTCTTGGGGCGTCCAAGGGCACATACACCCCGGCAATATGCTTGCGTGCATGCCTTTAACCATTCCACAGTTAGGGCAGGTGTTCATGTCATCTCCAGTCCACGCGGTGGCGTGCAGGTGTGTATCACAGTCAAGTCAGCCGTGCGCTTACCGCATCGGGGGCAGAAGTTGCGAGGCTCCTGCGGCTGTGGAGTGGTGTAGAGAGGGATTGTGTTGAGCCTTTCCTGCTTCCAAGTAACATGCGGCAGTATTTTGTCTTCTGGTGGATAATGTTTGGGGTCGCGTAACCACGCCACCGGCTCCTGCGCTGGCTGTTCAGTCCTCAGTCGTTTGATTTCGGTCACAAGCGCCGCTGTTGTCTCCATGTCTACCGGAACTATTCCTCCGGGTATTAGCCATTCTTTTTTCATATGTTCCAACTTTCTGCCAATGCAACGGCGTTTTCTTTAGTTGTAAATACCGACCCGCGCTTGTCCCGAAAGCGCAGACAGTTGATGCCCTGTGCGTTGTAGATGCCGTGTGCACCTTCAGGGTATGCGTCATTCATTGCAAACGGGGTGTACGGGGGTTTAGCAAAGTACGGATTGGGTTCCGCAGAGCGTATGTCCCCGCATACAAACGTGTCGTATGCAATGTTGATAAGGGCGTCGATCTCAGTCATCACATCCCCCTACTCTTAAGGCGCAGGAAGTCTTCAGCGCCGGGGCGCACGTACTCCTGCTTGGGCGGCACGTAGTCTGGTTGCTTCCAGATGTTGATGGATGGCGGCAGCGCTGTGTTGGCGTCACGCGGCATGGGTACGTAACCCGTTGTGGCTCGGTGCCTACGCTTAGATGCCACGTCCCCAAGCGTGTTGGGGAACGATTCCATGACATTGTTTGTGTTCACCCGTGTGGCCTTGGCCTTCATTAAATTCGGGTTGCCTCGGTCGAGTTTCAAAATGGGGCCTCTTCATGGTTGTTGGGGTTGAACTTAAGGGGCGGTGCCTTTGCGGGTACCGGCGTAGGGAATGGCGGGAATGGCCAGCTCATTTGAAAATCCGATCAGTGATGGTTGGTGTGCACGACTTGGCTTTCACCAAGGGGATAGATGCGTACAGGTAACCAAGCGCGAACATGGCCACGGCGAACATACCTAGGGCTGCGAACCCCTGCATGACTGCGTTTACAAATCTCATTTCACACCTGTCTTTCCGGTTGCGTTCATGTACTCGACCAAGCGTGCAATACGTGCATCGTTGTATGCAACGATAGCTGTGGCGTAGTCCACTGCGGTCTGGGCTTCGAGCTTGGCCAGACGGGCCTCAGACAGCTCACGTAGAACCAACTCAGGTGCCGTAGGTTGACGGAATAATTTTTTAAGGTACGTAATCATTTCACTCTCCTTGCGCTAAGTCGATAATGAAAACTTCGTCCGACACTCGGAAGCCCGCACTGGATACGAACTGATTAGGTTGCACCAGCTTGAGCAAGCCAAGCTTCCCCCGAAATTCTTGGGGGAGCGTAGTATCGTTGTACATCTGTAATTCATCAAGAATTTTCACTAAGTATTTACCCTCATCTAGTACGACTAAAGCAGTATCTGTCGAACCCATCTTTTTCTTGACGCCTACTATGTCCATCATCTCAGCACGTAGCTCTGCCACCTTATCCATAGCTTCCATAACCACTACGTCCTCGGGTCGGTCAGCGCGGAGATGCGACTTGTATATCTCTACCCCCGGCCCTTCCGTGTAGAAGGTTTGGATCGCGCTGTGCACAACACCGTTTGCCCTACGCACCTTGTTTTCGGCCTCTATCTGAACTCTGCGAACTACGTCAGCTGCTTTCTCCCTAGCTTCTTCCATGAGTTCCTTGGTAGTCTTAGGCGCGAATTCCTTACGCACTTTCGCAATAGCCTTCTTCGGGTCTTTGGTCTCGTACACATCCTTGCGCTCCAGCTTGTCTTTGATGCGTTTGCAGGCTATGGCTATGCCTAGCTCACCGCGCCTCATATTGGTCTTGGATATTGTTCCCAGCTTTTTACCGTTGAGCTTTACATCAAACGACGTACATGCAAACACAGTGCGGTCTGCTTGTCGGGTTCCATACTCTGCGTGGAATTGCCACAGCGGGTTCTTTGTTGCCAGTTCCCATATCACCTCGGCTATGGTGTGGTGCACAATTAAAGTTTTGACGCCATCAAAAGCGTTGGGCTCAACAAAATGTACGTTGGGCAAGTTCATTGCGTTCATTGTCTTAGTCATCTTTACCTACTCCTTGTGTTAGTCCTAGTTCCACACGTACTTCGTGTGCTGCTCGCTCTAGCAGAGCGTTGATGATTCCTTCCGCCCGCTCTCTCAAGTAATAACCCTTAGTTTGTTGCTCTACTATGGTGTCTATCTCTCGCTGTATTGCCGCCTTAGCGGCGTTCTTAATCTTCAGCTTGCGCTCCGCAGTAAGCACCTCGGCAACTGCTTCGTTCACCCACTCCTTGATTTGCTTTTCTGCGTTCTCTGCTAGGTACTGAGTGATAGGGGAGTTGCGTCCGTTGCAGTGGTCTACATCCCACTTACCCCAGCGGTCATCCAGTCCCAACAGTTTCAACGTCACCTCGCGCTTTTGTACATTCAAGTCCGCGATGATCCTCTCCGCCATTTGGTCAGCCACTGCGTCGTTAGCCACTTCGGTAGCAGCCACAATGAACTTCTCCCGCATCTTGGTTGCTATCTCTTTGGGCGTCAGTGGTACGATCGGTGCCTTGATTACTTCCACTGCTTTCTTACGTGTTGCCATCTTTCTACTCCTTACCAATTAAACTTTTCCAAGATCGAATCGACCTTGGTCTTCAAGTCACTACGTGAACCGGCATCTTCCTTGATGCTCTCTAGGTTAGCCCCTAACATTGTTAGCTCTACTTGCCTACGTGCTTCTTCCAACATCGGATCGTTGGTCACGTTCAGCTTTGTCAAGAGGGCGCACAACTCAATCGGGTTGGTCAGCAGTGAGTCGTGGTAACGCTTCTTCTCGTCGTCACTACCCTCCTTCAGCTTCTCTGACACACCTACCAATACCTTGTGCAGCTTCTCCCACGGTGCACGCATCGCATCCTTGAGCCGCTCGTCGAACTTGTCTTGGAACTCCATGCGTACCTCGGCTAGGTCATCTGCTGGAATGTCCAGTCGGAAGTCACCGGAGTCAGGCATCGGGTTGATGGACTGACGGAACCCGAACTTCTGCTTCACCTCTTCAAGCTCAGGGTAGTCCTCGGCGCGATACATCGAACCCAGATTGGTTGGAGCCTCGGCCACTAGGCGTGGGTACTCGATGAAGAAGTTGCTGCACATCATCTCGAACGTCCGCTCGAACGCACTCATGGTCTGCTTGTACTCCATGAACAACTTGGTCGGCAACATGCGCTCGCCCTTGTCGGCCCAAGGCAATGTGTGCTGGTTGTGGTAGAGCCGAACGCGAGCCGCGAACTTCTCAATGTCTTTGCGTAGGCTAGTACCCGCAAACAGATTCTTCTTGGTCTGTGACGCATCACGGACTGCTGTTGCATTGATGTTGACTTGCTCAGTCATCTCCCGGTCGATCTTCGACGCAGGCCACACACTGATGTTCAACTCGACTAACACTGCTGATGCACTAATACTCATATCATTCACCTCTTAAAAGTTTAATAAAACCAATCGCCGCATCGCGGCTGTCCACTACCATCTCTAATTCTTGTAGATCGTCATTCCACCAAGCCACACGTCGGAGCACCTCCCACTTGTCATCCCAACGCTCTCGCATACCGTATTGCCTAAAAGTTAGGGGGTTTTGCGGTGCCCACTCAATCTCGGGTCTTGTATTGGCCATCACCCGTCCTCCTTAAGTAACTTCATAAACCCTTCAGCGTCCTTGAGTTTCAGGCCCTTCACTAGCATTGTTCTCGTATGCCTATCAATTACTGCCCACGTCTTGTCCCCTTGGTCTCGCAGGATGTAGCGTTCGTTGCCAGCGTACAGAAGTCTTGGGTCTGTCCACCTATTAGTCCAGTCATTCGCTGTGCTCCACTCTTTCATCACTTCTTCTCCGGCTTACCCGCGAGCTTGGCCATACGGTAGAAGTCATCGCTGATAAGCTTCATACCTATCTGCTGTTCGTTCGCAAAGACGTGGTACGTATGGTCAGGCCCACCGGCACGGTCTTCCGGTCGAATCCAAATGGACTCGTACAACTCAGCCTTTGAAATAATCTCAGCCAACGCTACGGCATCCTTGTTGCTCAATACAAGGTTCTTCCATCCAAGCTCTACGATAATCATCTCGTCCTCCTTAATCGTTAACATGAATCGTGCGTCCATTGGGTGCAATAACATCATTCCCCCCGACGATCGCCCACATGACCGGCGCTGTCCAGTTACTACCCCAGTCGTCGCCCACGTAACCGTCCGTGAGGACAATGATGCACTGGGGCTCGATCTTCTTCTCCACCAAGTAGCTCGACACACAGCTAGGGCTAGTCCCGCCGCCACCTCGTGGCTTAGTTGAGCTAACAATGTTAGGCACCTCGGTCTCGGTGTATGTCTCATGCGCAGCTACCTCGCTATCCCAGTAAATCAAATCCACAACCTCGGGGCTAACCTCTTCGGCGATACCCTTAACCTCGGACAGGAACTCGGACAGCTCAGCTTGCCCGATCGAACCCGACGTATCTATCGCTACGACGATATGCCCAACCTTCTCACCCACCATGCTTGGCATGTAAACGCCAGTGGATAGGAACCTACGATTAACCCTACGCCAGCTACTTGTGTCCTTGTTGCGGCAGATAGCTTTCACATAGTCACGCAGCACCTCACGCCAGTTTACCTTCGGCTGCATCATCTCTTCCAACTCACGGTCGATACCACCGGCACCCTCACCCGTTTGCTTCTTGTGCGCTAGCAACCCTTGGCGAATAGCTTGGTCGATGTCTCTTACCAGTTCTTTTTTCTCCTCGTCGGTCATGTCTCCGGCAGCTTCCCAGTCGTGCTCGTCTAGGCCTTCACCGCCTTCACCGCCTTCACCGCCATCCTTCTGCTCTTGCTTGAGAATGTCGAACACCTGCTTGCTGTTCATGCCACGGAAGCGCTCGTCCATCAGACCAACAGGCTTGCCCTTGTGTGGGCCATCCTTAATCAGCGGCATAGTGATGACCGTGCCTTGTGGGTCTAAGTCCTTGAGCATCAGGTTAATCACGTAGTCACAAGCCATGTTGGCCAGCTGCTTGTTCTCGTCATACAGCTTGCGCCATGTGGTCAAGTGCCGATACATCTTGTGCCCTGCCTCGTGGGCAATCACAAAGCACAGCTCAGGCTCACGCAGCTCAGCTACAAACTTGCGGCCATAGGTCTCGTCGCGGCCATTGGTACACGCGGTCGGTACGTTGTCGGCTACCCGAGTACGTCCAATCATCATCACGCCCTGCAACAGGGCAAACTTCGAGTTGCGCATCAGGGCAATCTTTGCCTTCTGCAATTTCCTCTCCTCAAGCATTGTTAGCTCCTTCTTAAACATACCTATTCATGCTTCGGTCGTCCTTAGCATTACCAATCAACAATCTCAACATACCGGTTGCCTCCGCTATGTCATCGTGCGTAGCCAGTAGCGTGCGCCGTCGGTTACCTGCATTGGTACCCTCCCAACGGATAATCGCAATCACATACTGTGGCCCATCACGCAAGGCGAACATCTTCGTCTCTACGTGCACCGAGTACGTCATGTCGTACTGCTTCAACATCTTGGCTAGGTACTCCACCTCCTCGTACCCATCTGGCCAATCTTTTAGTTGTGCGTACATCATCAGAAGTCACACGTAATTTCTCGGCGTACATCAAGCACATACTGGGCATCGCCCGCCCTAACAGTCTCAACGTCATCGTTATCCTCACCTACACGTATGAATTCATACATCCACGGAAGCTCACTTTCGCCGTCTATCAACTCTGTGTACTCCATGACAAACTTGTTGTATGCCTTCACGTCTGGATAACCGTCGTACCACTTGACAGCCTCAAAACTAAGCATGTAACCGCTGCACCACTCGCTGCCGATAACTTTCAAGTCCTCCATAAAGTCTTTGGGGAAGTTCTCGTCAAAGAACAGCCGCAACGCTGGCCATTGCTCTGTGTCCTTGGTGTAGAACACCGCTTTAATATCACTTCGATAGCCCATGCTTACTCCTTCAGTAATAGGTTCATCATTAGCACGAACGCGTCGGCTTTTTCCCTGTACAAGAACGTGCGTACACACTTGGCTTTGAATATGATTTCAAAGCGAGGGAGCTTGCCCTTCAAACGCACCTCCCTCACCCATGCTTTAGGCATCAGAGCAAATCCCTTCCATTGTTCAACCTCCACCTAAGCGTCTGGTAGTTAACACCTAACACCTTTGCCCATTCAGGCAGTGTTCGCAATTCCCCCTTGTATTCCACCAACTTCCCCCTCTCGTACTCAGGCGGGGCGAGCAACTCATCTCCACGCAAGCCTTTCTTCCATCGGCTAGTGAGTAGTCCATACTTCCAACCCTTGTGTCTAGCCCAATCAGCTAAGCTCATAGTTAATCCTTCGTGCGTAATGAATACGTTAGTCACCCTGTTGTTGGCTTGCTCTTGCTTGGTAGCCCACCTAACATTGTTAGGTTCGTAGTTTCCGTTGTTGTCTATACGATCAAGCGTTGCCCCCTCAGGTCGTTCACCCACTGTGGACGCAAAGGCGGCGTAGTCTTCTACCCACTCAGCGCACATGGTGATGCCCCTACCTCCGTATCGGAGGTAGTGCTTGCTGTCGGGGTTGAAGCATCTATCCTTCATCGCACTCCACAGTTTGTATAAAGGCTCATGCCCCCCCTGCCTAGCATTCACCGCCCCACCGTGCTTCACGCGCCTGCGGTTAGAGTCGGCTACGCCTTGGTTGTACTTGCGTTCCATGATTAGCTCCATGTGTCAGTGGGACTCACCACCATGTAGTGAGTATACCATCTGTAGTTACTTATAACAAGTCAGAGCAGGTCTTGGTTACGGGCTACCCAGTTAGCGAACGCCTTGCAAGAGAACGCGATGCCTTGCTTGCTCGGTGTCTTGGCGATGTTGATTGCGAACACTGCTTGCCACTCGGGCTCGAACCGTTCCAAGTACTCCATGAACGGAATGATCGACTCCTTGGTCACACGAGCGATAGCACCGAACACCACGATGGCACATGCACCGGGGCTAGTAGGCACAGCCGCCGTCTTGGGGTTGGTAATCGTAGACTCCCACGTTGGAAGCTGGTCGGCAAACTCAATGTATGCTTGCATATCACGAGCACCGGATTCACCGATAGCACCAGTCAACGCTGCAATCACTGCGTCCGAATCATTCTCTGCTCGGGTACGTACGATGTTGCTTGCAGTCTCCAACGAGCGAGGAGATACGAACGCATTCTGGTTGCGCTTGGGGTTGTAGATGTACGGGTTGTCCGCTTGCCCACCGTCCGTGTACGATGCCAGCACTTGAGGGAATCGGCTCACCCATGCAATCACCTCGGGTGCGATAGTCCCCTTGTTGATGGCCCACTCCATCCATTGGTCGGCATTGGGCTTGCTGATAGTTACAGGCACCAGTCGGTTGCGGCTATGTGCTTTCAAGCTGTCACCCACACCGTCCGTGGTCAAGTTGCCAGTCAGGAACACGACGCACTTCTTGTTCAGGCTGATGTCACCCAGTCGTGGGTTCGCCTTCTCTAGCATGGGGTGCAGCATATTCTTCACTGGGTCGGCACCCTTGGTGAACTCGTCAAGCATCACCACCACCGGCTCGCCGGTATGCACACCGAATCGTGCGTTGGGGTAGTAGCGGGTCGTCTTGGTGTCGTGGTCGATGACCGGCATTGCAATGTCGCCCAAGTCCATATTGGGTACGTCGATATACGCATGGTCGTAACCAAGGCGGGAGGAAATCATCTCCAACAGGCTAGACTTGCCGATACCGGGCTCGCCCTGCAACAGGAAGCGGGTTTCGGGATTACTGCAAATCAGGTTCGCAGCTTGTTTGAGGGTAATTGTCTTACCAAAAGATACTTCAGCCATTTTCTAACTTCCTTCTAATTACGGGCAAAATCGCCCAACTCTAACTACTACACTAGGAGATACTCTATCCCCTGATGTAGCCTCTATTATAACACAGTAATACACTTAAGTCAAGGATACGGGCTTTAATCACACCCAACCCGCATACCTCTTGTTCGGTATCCTGCCAACGGGCAGCTCCACTATCCTGAACACCTCGTCGCTGTTGCACCGATACAGAACTTCCTTGAGCTTCTGCCGCAACTCAAAGCACTGCGTGGGGTGCCGTACATCCTTTTGTATCTGACTCATATTGTGGTATCCCTTGCGTACTGCAATCAACAACAGGAACGCGCTGTAAAAGTTGTTGGCCTTGATGCTCTCCGGTTGGTCAGACGACACAAGGCTCAGGAAATCTTTGGCCATACTTCTACTGTAGTTCGTGGACGCCAAAAGCGGCTTGGTTATGCACGTCCAGTCCTTAAACCATACAAGCGTATCCTTTAGTTGGTCTTCGAACTCTTGTCCGGTGAACGTAATGATCTCTACCATTCCCCCCCATTTGTCCTGCTCTACACGCAACTTCAACATGTTGTCCACGTAGTCGATGAACTCCTTGTAGCGGGTGCGTACAGCGGTGGCTGCTTCGTGTTGCATCTGAACTTCAAACACGGGCTTACTTAGCACCAGTTCCCACTTGCCGTTGATAAACTGCACCGCAGTCGGCCCTCTGTCCGGCATTACTACGTTACCAATATCGGGCACATGGACATAGCTGACCCCAGCCTTGACGCCGCACGGGAACCCAGACACTTCGGATATGAACGTACGTGTAGACGCCGATGGCCAGCTACCCATGTCGAATACTATGGTGCCGTTCTCGTTGTACGTAATCACCGGAGTCTGGTACATCCAGCACTCGTAGCACACCTTACCCTCATGTGTTTTTTTCCTGATGCTGTACGTATCCACTGCACCACGGTCACTCAACGGACGGATGGTCTCATCAGCCCGCCCACGAATAGGCTTGATACTCTCGTACCTCTTCTGCGCATCCTCGAACGAGCGAATCGGCACAACCCTGCGCAGTCTCGCGCTATTACTATTTCCCCACATATCAATCTCCTAGTAGTTCAGTAGGTACATCTACGGTATCGCCCAGCTTGGACGCTACGTAGCAGCGCATAGCTGCGACGAGTTTGGTCTTACCGTAGAACACTTTGGCTGGATCGTCCCACTTTGTAGATGCACTCCAGACGTTGCGTGCTTCCCATAGCGTTCCTATCTTCTCCCGTTCAATGATCGGCCCGCCTTGCGCCCAGTTGGTGGAAAATCTCAGCGTCTTGTAATCTGCGCCGTAGCCATACTCGGCAACGCAAACTGCCCAGTCAAGGGCGGCTCCGGTCAGGTCATTCGTTTCCATATCAATCTCCTCTCAGCGCGTACGCTTTTACGTTCTTTAGGTTAGGTCGCAGAGCGGCGAACCGCTCCTTTGCTGCAACCTTGTTCTTGGCCTCGATGCCCTCGCTATACCATTGGCCATAGCGTTTGCTCCAGCCGGTGACTAGGTATCTAATCATGGCTTCTCCACCTTCCACAGTACATTCACTAGCTTGTGTATCTCACCCTCTACGTATTCCCATGTGCGGTAGGTCTCGTTGCCGAGTACCCCCGTGGCCCCCCGCATCCACCGGCTTTTGGTATCGCTCTCTGGTGCGTACTTCAACATACGCTCTACCAAACCCGGACTAAAGTCACCAGCATGACCACAGTCGAACCCGAACCAGTGCACAAAGTTTTTGTCGGTGTCGCTGTATGTCAGCCCCCCGTGGGCTTCGTTAATGGTGAAGACGTTGTCGTAGCTCACCCCATGCAGCGGGTGCCCATCGAACACACCAACGTATCCGTTGAGATGCCCAAGCGTGTCGTGCCTACGTATCGCGCACTTGTACCCAGTCATTGCGTCGAACCACTCGGCAAAGTCGGGCTCAGTCTCCCAAGGTCGCTCAGGGTAGAGCAACTTCATCTGGTGCTTGGGGGGTAACACTGCGTCTTCAATCATTGCGTTCATCGTCATCATTGGTCTCCATGTTTTTAGGGTGGCTGTCGTACATGTCGGCCAGCACTTTGATTACGGATGCAAACGTCACCTTGCAGTTCATCGCTGCATGGATTAATGCGTACGACAGTACGGTCAACAGCACGTCGGGGTTCCTCTCTGCGTCCCCTGCCATGCTCAGCACCAACTGCACCTTCATCTCAATCGCTTTGCGCTCGGCGTCGGTGATGGTGTCTGGGTCGTGGTGAATGTCTGGGTTGCGGTCGTTCATATTGCTACTCCTAGGTTGTTACGGATAAGTTCATACATCGCAGCGTATGCTGCATCTCTTTTGTTGAGCTTCATCAGCTCGTGAATGTTGCGCAGGTCGTCCATGTTGTGGCCATACCCACTCACACCGCGTTCTGCCAGTTCCTCGATCAACTCGTCGTCGCTGTAATCCTCCATGTCAATATCAACTTCGACCTCTACGTATTTCGTTTTCATTTGGTTTCCTTGGTTAGCTCTAACATTGTTAGGAGTAGTTGCTCGTCGTCGCTCTCGGCTAAGACTTCCCACACAACGCCGAATTTACTTGCGAAGATTGCTCGTGCAGTTATGTTCTGGAACACGTACAGCTTCCCCGTCCTCCTCCCGCGCACGAGTGCGTACTTCACTTCATCTCTTCCCAGCCAAAGCGTTCGGTGGGTGCAACGTAGTTGTTGATTACGTATCTCTCCCCTGTGGCCTTGTACATCTGCTTTGCTACGGTCAGGGTCAAGCCTGCCCACTCACACCGCACAGTCTCGCCCGACTTGGGCTCGGTGACCTCGATGTAGAAGCGGTACATCGGTTTGTCCTTGGTTGCCTCGGTCATGTTGTTGCTCCTTGCTTCTCAGCTTTGAATTGGTCGGCGTACGCATTCATCACCTCTCGCCCGTACTTCACGGTAAAGTAGTGGATTGCATTCAGGTGGTCAGGTGCAGAGTATTTGTCAGCCCATATGGCTTCGCATATTGCACGCAGGGTGTTTGAATCTTCTTCGGTCATACTCTTGGGTCCTTTTGGTTAGTCTGCTTTAACGTTACCGGTGCTGCGGTAGGTGTAACGAGTTGGTACGGGCCTTTGCCGTACTCCTGCACTACGCACCAGCTTGTGCGCTCGGTGGTGGCGGCTTCTTCTCCGCACTGCAAACAGATACGGTAACGGTAGCCCAACTGGAACCGACGCGGGTCTATATCCTCACCGCATATGCGGCACTCGTGGTGTTGCTTGACGT